ACGTGGTTTTGGACGAGTTCAATTAAGTAGTATTGAGGGACAAAATCGTAAAGATAAATATAGATTAGCTTTACGTGTATTAAGAAAATAAACGTTATATTGGAGGAAAAATTCATGGCACTTACTCCTTTAGACATTCATAATAAAGAATTTAATTTGCGGATGCGTGGTTATGATCAAGACCAAGTTAATGACTTTTTGGAACAAGTTGTTAAAGATTATGAAGCTGTTCTAAAAGAAAATGATGAATTACAAAAGAAAGACGATCAAAAAATGATTTCTGTATTAATGCAGATAGCTTAGGAGCAAGAATGACCGACAAACTAATATCGCTGGTCAATGACTGGTGGGGAGGGATTGAATGAAAAAAGTTGTTTGGGCGCTGTTTGATAGTGGGAACGGATGCTACAAACAGGCTGTAAAAAAATACTATGGAGATGATGTAAAAATCATTTCCATTGGTATTGATATTGAAAATAAAAATACTGACTTCTTAAATATGGACTTATCGGATACAAGTGAATATTTTGGCGAAAGTAATTTATTTAAAGAATTGGATAACCTACCAAAACCAGATATTATTCTTGCTAGTCCACCTTGTGAGTCATGGAGTAATGCAAGTGCAATGCTTAATGGAAATGTTTGTTGGTATACAGAATCAACAGATACGATGTTTGGCCAAGAATTTGTGAGTAATGAATTTACAATTAGGACCAGGCAACAACTAGAAACAAAAAATGATACTCCATTCAAAAAGCACTGGTGGAAGACAGTTTATTCAAGATTGAATGGCGAACTTTGTGCCTTTAATACGATAAGAATAATCGAGCGATATCAGCCAGCTGTATGGGTAATTGAAAATCCACAGTCTAGTAGAATATGGAAATATTATAAGCAGATTCAAGATTTTCAAGGAATTAAAAACATTGCTCATTACAGTGCTTATGATTCTGAAAGGTATTCAAAAAAGCCGACTTGTTTTTATTCAAATCAGATGTTTAATCTAAGAACAACGGATGAACAAAGCAAGTTAACTTTTCAGGGCTTAGGAGATAAAGGAATTTCACGTAGTTACAATGTTAGAAGTGAAATTCCACTTCAACTGATAAAGGACATTTTAGATCAATGCTTTTTAAAATTAGAAAAAATAGCTTAGGAACAAGAATGACCGACAAACTAATATCGCTGGTCAATGACTGGTGGGGAAATTTAAAGGAGAATAAAAAATGTGTGATTGTTTTTCAACAGCGCTACAAATTGGAAAAGATAAAAATGTGAGTTTAATTACTCCAGAATATTTTGGAATTAGAACAGTTTCAGTTGATGCTTGCATCGCTCCAGTCATTCAACATCTTTGGAATAATCATATATGGACTGAAAACTCTTGTTGTGAGCATCTAGGAGTTAAAGGACGGCCAGAGGGGTGGGGTGGAAATAAGCCATCAATAGTACTAGGAAATGACGTTAAAGACTTTGATAGGATTCGTGAATTGATAGCTGAGGTTGATGATAGAGAGTTCGAACTATCTCAATGGCAGAGAGTGATAGTGTGACTGGTGGGGAGGGATTAAATGACGCTTAAAGAATTATTAGATTCGTACAATATTGAAGGCTCGGAGTACTATGAAATAGAAATTTCAACTAATAAAGTCAAATTTGGATGGAAGAGAAAATATCCATCTTGTGCATTAAATTCTGACTTACTATATAGAGCTGTAAATAATTGGGGTATTGACTCTCAAAAAAGAGAAATATTTATCATTTTGGAGGACAACCAATGAATCCAAGAATAAGTGAACTGTTTGACGAGCTAGACTTTATAACAGGTATAGCCAACAATATACATGGTGGTAGTCTATTTGCTTCTGAAAGTATTAGAAAGAAACTTCTAATAAAAGCAATTGATAACCTGCGTGAAATAGATTTTATTAGTTATTCGTTAAACCCACAGATTCCTGAACCTTGGGCTAGCATGACAGCTGATGAGATTATAAAAGGGTTGGGAGTGTATAGATGAAACTTTTGTGTAAGCTGTACTTGCATAAGTACAAAATTGTTAAGCAAAAAAGCGGTGGCGATTATCCAAAATATGTAGAAAAATGTGAAAGATGCGATAAAACAGTTATTGCAACTTACAATGCATTGGGAAATCCTTTTGTCATCAACCGCTCAGACCTTGACGAGTCTGAGAACGTGTTCCCTGAAAAATGGCTTGATAAACATATGGATTGAGGTGGAGATGAAAAAATTTGAGTTATATAGCGCTGAATTTGTTAGCAAATATAGAAAACCTAAGTGTGTAATGAGTATTATTGAAGCTAATAGCTATGCAGAGGTAATACAAGAACTCGAAAGTAATGCAGGTTGGTACACGGGTGATGACGCTGCTTTCAAAGTTGCCTTTATCGAGGAGGCTGTGGATTGATTCTGATTATAAATATGATATCATTCATACTTTCGTTACTAGCAATCATCATTAATATTTGCATTATTTTAAATAGGAGAAGATAAAAAAGGCTTTATTGAATGCAAAAAAAGCCCGAACTGACCAGGTTCGAGCGTGAGAATTTACAACTTATTATAATATTTTTAAATATTTTTGGTCAGTTATATTATATCACATACTGAGCTAGGAACTCACTAAACTCAACTGGAGGAGAAAAGATGCTTACATTTATTTTAGGTCTATTAATTGGACTTATAGCAATGTTCTTGTTTTATGTGAAAACAGCAAAAGAAATAAGTTCAAAAACAATCGCAGATATATTAGAAGACTGCGTTGAAAAAATAGAGTTGCATGAATGGAATGTAGAAAAGACAATTGATTTTTTGAATAAAACTTCTAATAAAATAAGGAAAAATAAATATTAATAATAAAAAGCCCACGGCAATGGGCTTCGGCAAGAAGTTTTCTAACTTAATTATACCACAAAAGGAGAATTTGATTAATGGCAGATAAGTTAGATAGAATTATTGGAGATTATGTTAATGGCAGACTTGAAGCCAGAATAAAATCAATTGAAAGCAGATATCTTTATAAGCAAAAAGTAGATAACTTAGGCATTCGCACAGCGTATTCTGGTGGTTCAGAGCAATTAAGCCATGTTATTAATCAGGAAAAGCTTGAGAGTGACGAAGAATACCTTAAACTTAAGGAGCAATTAGAAATATTAGACTTTTGGTTTAAGCCTTTGATTCCTGATGAAAAAAGAGTTATTGAACTAAAATATAGTGGTTATGCTGGCTTGTATTGGTACCAAGTAATGCAATATTTAGATATCGAAGGAATTGAAGATATTGGCTTGAAAAAAGCTAAGACGATATTCTACAAATTTAGAAATGACATTTACCGACAAATGCAACACTGTTTTTAGGGCATATTTTTGGACAAAAATGGCACGAAATTGCCTAAAATTGGCACCTCAACCCTTGTTTTTGCTGATATACTTGTATTATGAAGTAAAAGGCAAAAGCACAAATTTCGGAAAAGTAAGGTTGAATTTGCTTCATAAGCAAGTCAGGGTTCGACTCCCTGACTTGCTATTATATTGTATTACAGGTTGTCCAGTGGGCAGCCTTTTATTGTTGGAAAGGAGTATCAATCAATGTGGCAAAAGGTAAATATGAAGAGTGGCTGACCGCAGAAGGTTTGATACTCCTCGAAGGTTGGGCAAGAGATGGCTTAACTGATGAACAAATTGCAAAAAATATAGGGATAAAGCGGCCTACTCTATATGAGTGGAAAAAAAGACATCCTGACATTTCTGACGCCCTAAAAAAAGGGAAAGCAGTTATTGATTACGAAGTAGAAAACGCTTTGCTCAAAAATGCTCTTGAAGGAGATACAACAGCTCAAATCTTTTGGCTAAAAAATAGACGTGCTGATATGTGGAGAAATAAAGTTGAAACTAATCAGAAGCAACAAAATAGGTTGTTGGAAGCACAAGCTGATGCCGCTGTTGCTAAGGCTAAAATACTCGCTGATAGTGCAAACAAACTTAGTGGTAATATCAAAAATAATGAGTTGCTTAAAGCGCTGGTTGAAGTTCCAATTGTTGAGAAAGAAGAAGGTGATTTATCATGATTTACGTTTGAATAGTATTACTCGATGTATTGCGGAAGCTTCTAAACATATCGATTGCAATGAGAAAACTTTGAGGAACGTCCTTAAAGGTAGAAATAAATCAAGATTAGGTTATGAGGTTACTTATTTGTAGCCTTTTTTCATTGGGAAGGAGGTGGTTTATCCTTGATTACATTTAGTCCTAAGCAAGCAGAAAATATCAAAGCGGATATTCGTGGCATAGAATTTGAAATGAACGAGGGAACTTAACTATTCGTTCAGGTAAGACAAACAGTGATATTTTCAAAATGGCTCGCATCTATGCACAATCGCCTGACCGTGACCATTTAGTTCTTGCCTATAATCAAGAACAAGCTTACCGCATGTTCATTGATGGCGAGGGTTTCGGTTTAATGTATATCTTTGCTGACAATTCAGAAATTCGCCACAACGAAAACGGAGACCATCTATGGATAAACTTTGGTAAAGGCAATGAAAAGCGCATTTATTATAAGGGCGGAGGAAAAGTAAATGCAGTTGGTTCTATTACTGGGATGTCATTTGGAACTGTCGCTTTCCTTGAGTTTAACCTACTTAATAAAGAGGTAATAGCTGAATCTTTTAGGCGGACCTTAGCAAGCAAGCTGAGGTTTCACCTTGGAGAGCAGAACCCACCAGCTCCCAATCATCCAAATCTTGAGTTATTAAACCAGTTTGAAAAGACTGGAACTTATCGCTTTAGACATTGGAGACCGACTGACAATCCTATTCTTACTGGTCAGCGTTTGAAAATGTGGGAAGAACAATCTAAAACATCTGACTATCTTTATAAACGTGACTGGCTAGGACAACGAGTGATGCCAGAAGGTGTTATTTATTCCATGTTTGATGAAGAAAAGCACATGACCAACCAACTTAAAGGCAGAGTCATTGAAACATTCTTCACAGCCGATGGTGGTCAAGCTGATGCAACGACTTGTGCGTTCAATGTAGTGACCTTTCACGAGGGCAAGCATTATTTGTACCGCATGGCAAATTATTATCACAGTGGAACGGAAACAGGCCAGACAAAAGCGATGTCAGTCTATGCTAAAGAAATCAAGCAATTCGTGTCCTGGTGTTACGATAAATGGAAAGATTTACCACATTGGGAATGGTTCTTTGTTGACCCGGCTTGTAAAACGTTGCGAGAAGAACTTAATTTGATTGGTATTTCTACTGACAAGGCAAATAATAATAGCCGGGACAAAGTAACAAGCAACGGTTTAAAAATAGAAGTTGGTATTGAAAGAGTACAGAACGCTTTTGAAAAAGGGCTTCTTTTTTTGTATTCATTAGACGGAAAGTATGATCACTACAATCTAATCAAAGAAATTGGATTATACATCAGAACCCCAAACGGTTTGCCAGTAGATAAAAATAACCATGCGTGCGATGAACTACGCTATGCAGTCAATTATTTCACTGTGGAATACTTAATTTAGGAGGTGGCCAGTGTTTGATTGGTTTAAAAATATGATAAGAAAAGGAGGCGCAAAGGTAGGAATGGTTGAGTCATTAAACAATATTACAGATCATCCGAAGATTGCAGTTAATTCGGAAGAATATCTTCGCATCCAAGACAACAAAAGAATTTATAAAAATATATTTGAGCAAGTGACATATCTCAATAGTGATGGAAACTATGTCAAACGTGATTTTCACTCATTAAATGTTTCAAAGATAATTGCAAGAAAGCTATCTAAGCTTGTCTTCAATGATGGTTGCTCAATCAGCGTTGATAATACCGAAGCAGATGAGTTCTTACAGAAAGTTTTTAATAGTAATAAATTTCGCAAGAACTTTGGTGAAGAATTAGAAGCTGGTTATGCAATTGGTGGGCTTGTCCTTCGTCCTTATTATGATGAAGCGCATGACACAATCAAGATTGCTTATTGCCGAGCTGATACTTTTTATCCATTGGAATCAAACACCAATGATATTAGTGAAGCAGCAATTGCTACTGTTACTCAAGTGGTAGAGGGTAAACAGAATATTCGCTATACCTTACTAGAATTTCATGAGTGGGAAAATGGCAGTTACTTCATCCGGAACGAACTTTATCGATCAGAAAATGAAAATCAAGTTGGTGTGAAAGTACCTTTAACCTCACTATCTAAGTACGAGACTTTGCAAGAAGAAGTTGAAATGAAAGGTTTCACACGTCCTATCTTTGTTTATATAAAGCTTGCCGGCAAAAATAACTTTGACATTTCAAGCTCTTTAAGCTTAGGTATTATTGATAATGCGAAGCGGCAATTGCTCGATATCAACGAAAAGTATGACCAATTCATGCGAGAAATTGAAGAAGCAGGGCGAAAGATTATTGCTTCGGATGCCTTCTTTAAGGTTAAGTTTGATAAAGATGGACGGCCAATCAAGAGATTTGATTCAAAGACTAGCGTTTTTCAAACAATGAAGTCTGAG